GCTGGGCCGGCAGCTACATACGGCGGTGCAACCGTTGCGGAGACTGACGCATACGGCGGGGCAACCGTTGCGGAGACTGGCGCATACGGCGGGGCAACGATCAGCCCGATAGAGCGCGCACGATCTGCACAGCTTGGAGAAGTTGAGCGTATGCAGGGCGTCGGCGCTGTTCGGTCTGCGCGAGCTCCTGGGGAGATCGGCGTTGACACGCTGGCGACAACCAGCTTCGACCCGTATTTGTCGCCTTACACTCAGAACGTGATCGAGCTTGGACAGCAGGACATCGAGCGCCAACGCCAGATGGCGTCAAATACGCTCGGCGCGCAGGCACAAGCCGCCGGCGCCTTCGGCGGATCGCGTCAGGCAGTGCAGGAGGGCGTAATCGCCGGCGAGGCTCTGCGCCAGGCGGGCGCCCTGTCCGCCCAGCAGCGCCAGCAGGCATTTACGCAGGCTCTGCAATCCGGTCAGTTCGACATTGGCAACGTGCAGCAGGCTCGCGCACTGTCGTCAGGCCAGCAGATGACAGCCGAGACACTTGGCCAACAGGCTCGCGAGGCGGGTGCAGCCCGCGATCAGGCGGCCCGCGCCGGCAACATGGCGGCGGCAAACCAGTTCGCGGCGCAGCAGGCGCAGCTTGAGCAGCAAGCGACACTGGCAAATCAATCGGCGTTCAACGCAAGGGCGCAGCAACAGGCGCAGCTTACTCAACAGGCAGGCTTAGCCGCCGCCGCTCAAGCCGCGGCCCGCGCATCACAGCAAGCCGGACTAACGCAAGCCTCTGGTCTCACAGCGGCCCAACAGGATGCGGCACGCGCATCGCAGCAGGCTGGGTTGACGCAAGCCGCTGGCTTGTCAGATCAGGCGGCTCTCAACCAGGCGATACAGGCAGAGGCGGCACGGCAGCAGGCTGCCAACGCAGCCAACTACCAGGGGCAGTTCCAGGCTGCCGGCATCCAAGGCGGAGCCGCCAACGCAATGGCCGGCTTGGCCGGGCAGCAGCTGCAATCGGAGCTCACTGGCCTCGGCGCGCAAATGTCTGCCGGAGAGCAGCAGCGCGCCCTTGAACAGGCTCAGCTGCAAGCTGATTACGCAATGTTCCAAGAGCAGCAGGCGTATCCGCTGTCTCAGCTTAATGCGGTCTTGGCGGCGGGTTCCGGCGTTCCGGCGGGCCTCGGGACCGTCACAAGTCACGATCCGTTTGGCGGGTTGACGGCGGTTGGCAACTTGCTCGGAGGCTTTGGTTCGGCGGCTACAGGTTACACGGCGTACAGGGGAATATAGACATGGCAAGACTATTCACGCAGGAAGACATCGACCGGATGAAGGCCATGAACAAGGACATGACCGGCGTCGAGGTGGGCACATTGATGCTGCCTAATGAGCTCGAGGACTTGGGGTACGGGTCAGCGGCGGAAGATCCGGCGACGGAACCTGTTACTGCGCCAGTCGTCGAGGCAGCGCCCGTTACTACGCCTGTTACTACGCCTGTCGCTGATACGGCCACAAGCGGCGCGGCAACACTCCAGCAGCTTCTGGCGCCCCAGACTGCCACTCCGACAGATCCATACGCAAACCTGAGCAAAACGCAGCGCAAGATGTTGGCGTTTTCCGCGCTATCTGACGCAGGCGCGGCTCTGGCGGGTCGGCAGGGCGGAAACTTCAACGCCATGATGGGCCGCTTCAACGAGCAGGCCGACATACAGCGCAAGGCGACGGCGGCGCAGCAGCGCGCTCAGTTTATGGGCACACTGGGGCTAGGCGGTGCAGGCGCCAGTCGTCAAGCAATACTTGGCGCGGCTGCGCAGGGCTTGATTGACGGGCCGACAGCCAAGCTAATGATCGAGGAGCTGGATCGCCAGAAGTCTGAGAAGACAAGTATTCAGGGTAAGGCGGCACTTATAGCGCGCATCGACGCCCTGATGAACGACCCCAACTTAGAAGACGCTCTGGGCTTCGAGGGCATTGTCCGGGGATTTGCCTCAAATATTGGCCTCGACCCGAATGTGGCGCGAGTTAATGAGATGATAAAGCAGGTCCGCGGTGAAGTGTTCTTAGAGGGGTTTGAGAAGCTAAAAGGAGCCGGCCAAATCACCGAGCTGGAAGGCCAGAAGGCCGAGCAGGCTTATGCGCGCCTTGGTCAGATGCAAAGCCACGCGGACTACGTCAACTCGCTGAAAGAGCTGCGCTTCTACGTTGATATTTTCTCACGCAGACTGCAAGGGGAGAGCATTCCCGACGAGATGATCTACACTCCGGGGCAAGATCCGTCAGGCGGCACGCAGCCTCCACTTAGCGACGAAGATCTAGACAACCTTTACCCGCCAACGCCAGCAAATTAGGGGATTAATATGGCCTCCACGGCAGCACAATTACGAGATCAGGCGCGGCAGGCACATGCGGCGGGCGACAGTTCCGCGGCCGCCCGCTTCATGGAGCGCGCGAGAGAGGCAGAAGCCTCGGCCTCCGCAATAAACGTACCCGAGGGCTCCACGCTGCTAAAGCAATACCCGGACGGCGGATACATCACGCAGAACCGCAAGACGCGGCAGATGAATTACGTTAATCCTAACGACGCATATGTGACCGCCGATCAGGGTACAATCACCAGCATCATGCGTGAAGGTGGAGACGCTGCAAAAGTTGTCAAAGGTGAAATGTCCCGCGATGTCGTCGGTGAAGGCTCCACAGCGCTGGCCAGCATGTTTGGCAAAGGTCTTCCGTTTGCTCGCGGTTATGTTGAACCAGCGATGGCTAAGGCCAGCGAGTTCGGCAGCCAGTTTACTGGAAACCCACCTATCAGCGAAGAGACTATCCGCGCAGCCATAGGGTCGCAGGAGGCAGAGCTTCCCGCTTTGACCACTACCGGCCGCCTCGCGACTGGTGCGTCCACCGGCTTGGCTTCTGGCGCCGACCGCCTAATCAACGCGCCAACGCGCATTGGGCGTGCCGCTCAAGCTGTTGGATATGGGGCAGGCATCGGTGGCGCTGAAGGCGCTGTTGCGGGATACGGTGAGGGTGGATTGCCGGCAGCAGTAGAGCAGGCGCAAACCGGCGCCCAATTTGGAGGCATTTTTGGCGCAGTTGCGCCTGTTGTCGGATCAATCGTCGGAGGCGTGAGCCGCCTCAGAGCCGAAATGCCGTTCCGCTCGGACATTAATAAGATCGGCGCTAAGGGCGACGCAAGGAAGTTGATAAAAGACGCCGTGGAAGCTGACGGCGTCGGCGCCGCAGCCGCGGCCAACACGCCCTACGGAAACATAGCAACGCTCGGCCCCAATATGTCAAACCTGCTTGACGTCGTGGCGAATACTCCGGGCAAGGGTGCGGCAGTGGTGCGCTCAAACCTCAACGAAACATCTCTGGCCGCGTCGCAAGATCTGTCCAGAACGCTGGACGATGTTCTTGGCGAGGTTACAGCTGGCAAGATTGGCCAGAAGGCCGACATCATGGCGGACACCGCAGAGGCGCGTCGTGAGCTGTATGGTAGCGCGTACACCGCCCAGATAACTCCTGGCGAAGACGCGTCCGACGTAGTTCTGGACCTATACACGCGGGTCATACCGGAAGACCTGACCGGCGCTACCACACTGATGCGTGAGGCTGGCGGAGAGTTTAGCTACATGGTGCCGACGCGCGTTAGCGAAGAGCAGGCGAACAAGATACTGAAGCAGGCGGACGGCGTTAATATAACCTACGACGTTGACGGAAACTACATTGCCATGCGGACGCCGACAGTTGAGACGCTGGACTACGTCACGCGCCGGCTGCACAGTCGCGCCCAAGAGCTCAAGCGGTCTGGCGACATCGAGGGCTACCGCTCCAAGACTGCGCTGGCCATTCAGATGCGCAACGCGCTTGATGAGGTAAGCCCAGATTATGGAGCGGCGCGCGCAGCTGGCAAAGATGCTATCGACCAGAAGATCGCGGCAGACCTTGGCACCGACTTGCTGAGCCCGTCGGTGACGCGCGAGGAAGTGCAGATCGCCCTGGACGTCATGGGGCCAACTGAGCTGAAGCAAGTCAGAACTGCGCTGAGAAACCGCCTAGACGAGATTGCGGCAAACGCGAAGGTCAACCCAACAAAGCGCACCGACGCTGAAGTGGTTGAGGCGCTGGCGCAGCTGAAGGCGATGAATACTCGGGCCGTGGCCACAAAGATGCAAATGGTTCTGGGTGACGTTGGCTTTGAGAAGATGTCGAATAAGATCCGGGAAGCCAGCGACGCGATGATTATGGCAGCCTCTGTCGCTCAAAACTCCAAGACGGCGATACGCCAGGCGGTGCAGAAGCGCTTTGAGGAGTTAATCACCCCGACGATGGGCGAGCGCATTGGTCAGCAGGGCTTGCTGGGCGCGCCGACCGCGATGGCGTCTGACATGCTGTTGGCTGGAGGCGGACAAGCGGATCGCATCCGCGCGGCTCAAGAACAGCTCGCACCGATCCTGTCCCGCCGCATGACGCCGGACGATTTGATGCGTCAGGCGCAGGCTATGGAGCGCGCAGCTCCGGGCATACAGGCAGCCAGAGAGACGGGAGAAGCGACAAGGAGCAACGTCATAAGCGGGCTTCTTGGCGCGGGAGCGTCTGCGCAGGCAGCCGGCGTTCAGCCTCCAGTCGACCCATCTCAGGATCTGTTAAGGCTACTCGCCGGCCCCCGCTAAACGCTACTTCTTAGCAGCTTTTTTAGGCGCAGTCTTAGCGGGCTGCGCCTTCAGTGTGTCCGCCGCCAGCTGGTGCAGCTGAGCCGACTGCTCCTGTATGATCGTGGCCGCCTGTTCGCAGAATTTGAACAGCGCCATGATGTTTGTCACGCGGTGCGGATTGTTGAGATTGCGCACCAGTTCTTTCGTTTGGTCGTCGAGCATGTGATCCTCCATGAATGTCACTCTGTCACCCTATAACATTTTTTTCGCTTTGTGAACATTTTGTGCTTGCAAGGGGTGTGCTGTTAACATTAGGTTAGCTGTATACATAAACATGAGGGAAACACGGACATGATGCCAACGAAACAAGACTGGGCGATCCTCGCCATCTGGACGTCGCTGTGCGGGCTGTTGATCGCCTGCACGTTAACCGCTAATATTTCAGACGAACCAATGCGCCCGAAGGCGCGTCCAACACACTGGGAGACCACACATGGCTAAAGCATACTCACGCTCCGACATCCTCGACATGGCGAGCGAATGTATCACGAAAGACCGCGCGGCGACGCACGGCGACATGGAGGAAAACTTCTCAACAATTGCGGCGTACTGGAGCATCCACCTGGGGGTCGAAATAAGCGCCGCAGATTGCGCAATTATGTGCGCACAAATAAAGATCGCGCGCCTCAAGTCTAACGCCGCCCACGCCGACAACTGGGTGGACCTGGTCGGATACGCGGCCTGTGGTGGGGAGCTGGCCGCTGAGCGCCCGGAGGGCGCGACATGAGCCTGGACTTAGACAGCATCCTACCGAAGCTCATAGCGTGCGCTGAGTGCCACGGAGAGGGCACAGTGGAGCAGGGGTTCGCATACCCGCACAACGCAGGCCGAGACATCGGCGAAATCATTATGGAGACCGTGCCATGCCCCGAGTGCGGCGGCATGGGCGAGATCCCGCCATTCGACGAGGAGGAGGAAGACGAATGAAATACGATCCAGAGGCGCTCACCCGCCACGTTCTTGACTGCGCACAGCAGGGCATGTCGCAAGCTGACGTTGCCGAGCTTCTACATGTGTCGCGCTCAACGATACACCGCATCTGCACCACAATGAATATCACCTTGGAGAGGAAGAAACGTGAATACGGACCAAACTCAGATCATTATAAAAAGGCTAGAGCGGATCAACAGCATAATGCTGACGGAGGCGAAGACGGCGATGCGGCCAAACTTGAAGCAGCGGCTGGAAGAGCAGCAAGCGTTGCTCGACGTACTAAAGCGCGAGATGCAAAAGACGCAGCCGAGCGACTGAGGCTCAAACTGGAGGGTGTGACGGATAAGCACGAGCGCTACGAGATCACATACGCGCACTGCATCTGGGAGTTCGAGAATATGTACTACCGCAAAGGCAAGCGCGACCCGCTGCCGGCTGGCCCGCGCAGGCCGACCACGCAAGCTCCGTCCATGCTGATAGCGGCGGAGAAGAGCAGGCAGCACAGCATCAACCAGGTCAATCGCCTGTTCTCTTTGATGAAGCATGACCAGCGCATTACGGCCTCTGAGGCCGCGGAGCTGCTGGGAGAGAGCGTGCCGCGCACGTCAAGCTATCTCAAGAAGATGTGGGAGGCGGATAAGATCTACCGCGTGCGCGACCTGGTCGAAGTGGAGGGCTGCACGAAGCGGCAGTGGCGCTGGGTCTTTAGCAAGCAGCCGATCAAGGCGCTGAATAACTTTTTCGAGGATGATGAGTAATGACTGACAAAGAGCTTGAGCGCATGATAAACGCAGCAGGTATGATCGGAGCCATCTTTGGCTTCATCAGCGGCGCTGGCTTGATGATGCTGGTCGCAATTATATTTTGAAATCGTGCAGGGTGGCCGTTGAAGTGAATGCTGGCACATTTGGTAGCAACGTCATCTAGGCTAAACAACCACCGCACCGCGGCAAGTCGATTTTACTTGTGATGATAGCCACCCTGCTCGGACGTTATAACTGAAGTATGAACACGGCCACAAGCGGTTATTTGAAGCTGTCGAATGTTTTTTGCATCGACTGCTTTTCATCCATAAATTCCTCTGGCGAAATGTATGTCGTCACAGAAGTCAGCTCATCACCCCGGCGGAAAATCACAGCGCCTAATTCAATGGATACAAACGCAAACACGTCTGACACATCGACGTTCTTCTTGGGTGTGTGAAATGCGTAACTTCTGCTAGTCTTATGCGTCTTGCTGGCTGTCTTCACTTGCAAGGTCAACGTCTGTGTATCCGTCTGTATATACGCATCGTGATCTTTGATTTGGCAGAGCGTGCAGATATAGCCAGCCAGCGACAAATAGGCGAGAGCTAAATGCTCTCCCGCCCTACCTACCGCCGCGCTGGCCTTCTGATCTTGCCTGGGCACTTAGCTAACCGGACTAAGCTAAGTAATCAGCCAGGTGTGGATCTTGCGCGTCTGGTTGATGCGATCCTCCAGACCGTGATAGCCGCCATTCACGCGCTTGGTTATGCGCTTGATGGCTTCGTCGTTCACGCCGTCATCGGCAATCGCGAACAGGCCGTTCTTCTGGAAGAACCACAGCGCAGTTTCAAAGGCGTACTCGTCAGCCAGCTTCGATGGATACTCAAGCACCTCTGGCAAGTTCATGTCAGCCGCAAATGCTTTGACGTTCGCCTTGCCCGTGAGCTGCAAAAAACCTTTTCCCGCAAAATTGAAACCGTCGCTTGATCCCTCCAAGTTCCCCATGCGGCCATTGTAAACCTTGTTTGCCAGCCCCTGCGGGTTCTTGGCATACGGCTCTGCGCTTGCAACGGTCGGGAAGCGAGACGGCCAGACGGCTTGGATGCGCTCCGGTGTTGAGTAGTACAGCCCCTCGGTGGTGCGCTTAAACCCGCCGCTCTCGTGGTGGGCTTGGCCAAGTAAATGCGCGCCGCGGTTGGGCGACAGGTCGTAATGCTTGGTGATTGCTCTGGCCGTGTTCGGGCCAAACGCGCCGTCGGCTGAAACTCCAATTTTGGCTTGGAGCAACTTCATTGCTTCACTCATTTTTTAGCCTTTTTCTTAGCTGGCTTCTTTGCTGTCTTGGCAGCCTTTTTAAATGCAGCGGCCGTCGGCGCTCCTTTGGAGCCGGGCTTACGCATTTTCTCTTTGCTTCCGGCTTTAATGCGCGCACGCTTTTTTGCGATGTTTTTGTATAAAGACATCTCAACACCCCTTACGCCATTTTGATTTTAGCGCTCATCTTCTTGCACATGCCGGCGGCGCGGCAGGCGGATTTTGTCTTGCAGGATGGGCATGGCTTAAAGCCAGATGATTTTTTACCGTATTTCATGTTATGACCTCTTCGATTTGGTGCCGGAACATTTCCAGCGCTTGCGTGATAGATTGAGCGGGCTGTTAGGATCTTTCGCCGCCTTCGGAAACTTCTTCTTCTGCGCTGCGGATCGTGCGCAATACGCATCGCCCTTGGATGTGCCGGGCTTGACCCGTGGGCCACCGCCTTTTGCTTTGCCCGCTTGACCGTAGCTGACTTTACGCCCGCTTGATGTAACCTTGACGCGGGCTTTGCCTTTCGCTGGTGTCGCCATTACTTGCCGCCTTTCATTTCAATGTGGTCTCGACCGATATATTTCAAGTCATTCTCAATCAGCGCGACCCTCTGTTTAATCTTGTTGATCTCACCAATGGCCATTGTCATTGACGCAAGCTCGTCCCACAACTCATCAATATCACTGAAAGCATACTCCAGCTCCATAGCGTTATCTTGCACATCGCGCTTGAGGTTGATGTTATCCTCAATGGCCATGCGAGAGCCGATTTGGCCAACAGTCTCTTCTAAATTAGCAATCGTTGCGGCTTGCTGTGACACCCACCAGACACCGCCAGCAAGCTGAACTGCCATTGCGGCCACGAGGGCCAGAGGTAACTTGACGTTCTCCATTATTTTTTCAAACCCCGCACTGTGCGGATGCCAAAGCTCGCCGCAATGCTTGCATACATCGCCCACTGAAACCACTGCGGCGCAGCATCAAGATTGGCGAAACCCTGCGCCATATAGGGCTGTATGCCCGGTATGAAGCTGCCCAACACGATGGCTATGAATGCCACGGTCCACGCCTCATCTTTCCACGAATTATTGCTGGCCTCTATCGCAGCTTGTTCCCAGCTGATCTCGCCGGTGGCAATTTTCATCTTCGTTTCTGCCTCGGCTTTCTTCACGGCAGTCTTGCCGTCAATATAGCTGGCAGCCAGGCCGCCGAGTGATCCTATTATCTGACCGATCATTGTCCCACCTCATACTCTACTTTTGAGCTTGAACCAGTGCTGGTTACGCTCGTTTTGCTCTCCTTACCCATCCAGATGCCAAAGCAGCCTGTGAGCGCCCCCATACAGACGCTGACAAGACCTGACTGCGCAACGCTGGGATCATCTAGGCTCATAAACCAATGCACCGCTTGATACGTCAGCACAGTGACTGCCAGCATCATTAAGCGCGGCAGAACTTTCCAGTCATCAAGTATCGTGTGTGCCATTCTATTTACCTTTCGTAATTTTTAAGCATTGCAGATACTCATTGTTCTTTGTCACCAGCACAGACGCCCTGCGCAACTCATCCGTGCAATCTTTTTCAGAGCTATACTGGCCAACCTCGAAGTGAATGACGCTTGTAGAAAGCTGAAACCAAATCAAGACCCACATTATCTCACCTCATCCGCAAGCAACGCTGCGACCCATATCAATCCGCCGCTGCCGACTGCAAAAACTATGCAGGCGGCCGCAATCGTAATGAAGTAAAAGATGCGGTCACGCTTTGCGGCTTGCTCCTCCAGAGCTTTCTTCTGCCTTGCTCTAGCTGCACCCATTTCGCGTTGCACAGTTTGCCACATCCCCGGCGGTCCATATAGCTGGCAATGGCTGCGAAGCGTATCCATAGCTTCTTTGTGCTTCATTTTCGCGTTTGCAATTGCGAAGCCCTCTTCCTCTGTAGAGGTAAGCCTCCCCAGCGGGCCTTTGTGTCGGCCCTTTTCCGCTAAATTTATATCAGCTTCTAGCTTTGCCAGCTTGCCAAACTGAGGAAGTATTGAGCCAACATCTCTCCCAGCCTGCACGGCAGAGCTAATGCTTCCAGATATTGTGCTAACCGCACTTGCGAGGGCTAAAACTTCAATCATGCTTCTGCAAACCTCACTGGGCAGACGTAATGCGGCGGCACGCTATATTTGCGATCATACCACTGCGCCTTTGTTATCTTCTCGCTGCCGCAATTGTAGTAACACGACTTCACCAGAACATTGCCTGCGCCATGAACCCATGCGTGTCCGAAACTTACAAAGACCAGCGCGCAAAGCATATCACCGCTCCATCAACCGATCAATTTTTTCTTCCAGCCGGTCAAACTTATTCATAATCTGCGATAGAACCTCAGAGCTGTCTGACTTGGTGACATACTCCTTGGCCATCTCCTCGCGGGTGCGGTTGAGCAAGATGCGCAGGCGATCCAGCTCTTCTCGCTGCGTCTTTAGCCACCAGCCGATCATGGCGATGACAACTCCAAACAGTATATTCAAGATTGCGTCGACTTCCATGGTTGGCTCCAAAAGGTTCCCGGCCATATTAACACGGCGACGGCAGAAAAGAAATATCTCGGCAACACCTTGACCCCTGCTCCCATTCTGTTAACACTGGGCAAACAAATGGAGGAACCACTGTGAAACATGAGTTAAAACAAATCGGGCCACGCATCCGCGCCGATATAGCTGAGATGTTGAAAGAGCATTGCGCCAGCCAGCGCGTCAGTGCGTCACTGACAATCGAGCGACTGATCGTCGAGCATCTCAAGAAGGGTGGATATGTTGTCGAAGATTACAATCGGTATTGATCCAGGCTACCGCACCGGGGGCGTTGCGCTTCTGGGTGACGGCTTCGCCGAGGTGCACGACCTGCCGGTCTACACCGAGGGAGGCGTCGACGTGATTGCGCTGCTCGACATCATTAACAGCGCCGGCCCGGTGGAGCATATTTGGCTTGAAAAGCAACAGGCTATGCCCAAGCAGGGCGTCGTGTCGGTGTTCAAGCTGGGCTTCGCCTACGGCCAGATCCTGACGACTGCCGCACTGTCTGGCCACCCGTACAGCGAAGTGCGGCCGGCCAAGTGGAAGTCGAGCATGAATTTGCCGAAGGACAAGGACGCGGCGCGCCGGCAGGCCCAGCAGTGGTATCCAGATCTGGCGCTGCGACTGAAGCGCAAGAAAGACGAACACCGTGCGGAAAGTCTGCTGATCGCCGCATATGGGAGGGGAGAAAAATGAGCAACATACCGTTTGCGCGAGAAATACTGAAATCGGCTTTGGCGATGGATGACATTCACGACGTGCGTGTGTCTATCGAGGCGGCGCTAAAGTATATGACGCGTGAGAAGTACACGCGGAAGGCGGCGCCAGCGTCAAATATTGTCACCGAGGAAGTCAAAACGATGGTGCGGTACTACGCAATGGAAAACCCAGACGCGTCAATGCAAAGCATAGCCAACATGTTTAACGTAAACATTGGCCGCGTGTCGGAGATTTTGGCGGGCAAGCGATGACCGTAAAACTTGACATAACAAACGAGGCGTACCACCTCGATCCGTCGCTTAGCGCCAGCGGCGCTAAGACGATAGCGATGGGATCGCCGGCCGAGTACAAGTACGGCGAGTTTAAAAGCAGCCCCGCCTTCGACGTCGGCACGGCCACGCACACGCTGGTATTCGAGCCGCACAACGCGGAAAGCATTTGGTGCGGGCCGGAGACGCGCCGGGGGCTTGACTGGAAACGCAAGAAGCTGGAGGCCGAAGAGGCGGGCGCCTTGCTGCTGACGGAGGGCGACTACCGCCTAGCCGCTGACATGGCGGAGGCGGTGCGCTCAAACCGGGCAGCCGCGGATCTTCTCAACGGCGACCTTGTCTGCGAGGCCAGCATATTCAGCAAAGATCCGTCGACCGGCGTCGAAATGAGGTGCCGCCCGGACGGATGGCGCCGTGACATCGGCGCGCTGATCGACTTGAAGACGACCATTGCTTCGGACCCGGAGGGCTTTGCCAAGCAATGCGCCAATCTGGGTTATCATATACAAGACCAATTTTACCGGCGCTGCATGGAGAACGCCGGATTTGAGGTCGACCGCTTCATCTTCATAGCGGTACAAAAAACGCGCCCACACCTTGTGGGCATATACGAATTGGACTTTGCCAGCCTCGACGAGGGGAAGGCAGCAGTTCAGTACGCTCTCGAGAAATATCGCAAGGCGAGCGAGAGCAACGAGTGGGGCTACGATTTTGGGGACTTGAAAACGATCCAACTTCCGCGGTACTCATTTAAGTTCAGTCAGATTGACTGAGAAACGGCAACCAAGTCTAGGAGACAACATATGCCAATATCATTCGGATCAGGTTCAGAGGGT